AATTACATGACATGCTAATGACAAACAAAACAAGAGGAGGAGTTCTGGAAAAGACTATTAAAATCAGTAGCTTACTTGTCCAAGTAATATGCTCATCGCAAGCAAAAGCGTTGGGATTGCTTATACAATTGATTGCAAAAGCAGAGAACAAACCTAAGACGATAGTTGGAATTGAGTTAAAAAAAGGAGATTTACTGACAACTCTCAAGGAGCTTTCATTTCCCACTGGTCTGACAGTCTCGGAAATAAGGACATGCTTAAGAAAACTAACAGAGCTAGGGCTAATCGAAAAGAAAACAACTAACAGATACACGATAATCAGTGTTAAAAACTTTGAAACTTATTTTACTCCTAAGAAAAAAACCACTGAATCAATGACACGAGAAGTTGAGTACATAGACAAATTCAACGAACTCATGTGCTCACAGTTGCCAAAAGTTCAAAAAATGACGCAGACAAGATTAAGCGCAATGAAAAGGCGGATAAAAGACAAAACTTTTCCCACAATAGAATCATGGGAAAATTATCTAAACCGAGTAGCAGATAGCAATTTTCTCACGGGAAAAACAACTAAGTGGAAATCAAATTACGATTGGTTGATAAAACCGGCCAATATTCAAAAAGTGATTGATGGTAACTACGATAATGAAAATAGGATGACAGATGATATTCGCGAAGGTTTTGAGGCGCTATATGGAATTAGGTAAGTTAACAAAGAGTATTATTTCATGGTCGATGGCATGGGGAAATCAAATGGATCAAATTCGTGCCAGAATGTACGCTATAGCGCTTTTAGATAGCGACTGCAAAGATATACCTTCGTTACTCAAAGAATCGCTTAAAACTCATTCTAGGCTTCCTAGTGCTGCGGAACTTATAAAACTATCGAAAGGCAATATTGACGAAAAAGATAATGCTGTGCTTTTGTCGGGCAAAATAATTGACGCTATTGCTCAATTTGGCTACATGAACAAACAAGAAGCGCATAATTATCTGGGAGATCAAGCATGGCGAGCAGTAGAACTATTTGGAGGTTGGGAAAGATTGTGTAGAGCTGATCTATCCCAAATGCAGTCAATTCGTGCACAACTGAGGGACTTATGTATGGCCACTACAAAGAGTCGTGAGTTTGTTGGCATCACACATAATGATTTAAACCAAATCATGTAAATTTTACAATATAGAAAAAAACTATTATGATTTAATAAATGTTGTGGCCTGCGGACTGCGGGTGTCAGGCTTGGGAGAGACTTTCGTTGGAAAGCTCGTTGAGCAAGCAACCAATCTCGTTGAGGGGCAGCTTTGTGCGGTCTAGTAAACGGGATGCTTGGCATTTCAATGCCGAGAGGAAGTCACTAGATTTTCTGATTGGGAGAGTCAATGGAAATTAAATGTACGCACTCCAAAATGGAATTAATACATAAATTAGTTCCCAACCCTAAAAACGATAATAAACACGATCAAAAACATGCGGAATTACTTGCAAAAATTATTAAAGCACGAGGCGTTAGACATCCAATTATCGTAAGCAAAAAAAGCGGTTTCATTGTTGCTGGTCACCTTAGATTAGAAGCAGCTAAAATTCTTGGCATGGAAAAATTTCCTATTGACGAACAAGATTTTGAAAATGATGCAGACGAGTATGCTTTTCTCACTGGTGATAATAATATTGCCCGCTATGCTGAATTCGATAAAGATAAATTTCTTGAAAATTTAAATGATCTTGAGTTGGATTTAGATGATCTTGATTTTGAAGAGTTTGGATTGTTGGATTTTGAAATGATTAAATTAAAAGATTATTCAGGTGAAAATGAAGAAATTGACACTGGTAACTTTGGAAATGATTTAGAGCATACGTGCCCCAAATGTGGATTTGAGTTCAATGATTAAATTTACATACAAATGGAATCTTGCAGATTTAGAAAAAGTAGAAAAAAACGGACTTAAAGTTTTTAGCTGTTTTGCTTGTGGTGGCGGATCTACTATGGGATATAAAATGTCCGGTTTTGATATTGTTGGTTGCAATGAGATAGACCCAGAGATGATGAAAATATATAAAAATAATCACAATCCAAAGTATTCATATTTGGAATCAATAGAAAAATTCAAATTAAGAAATGATTTACCAAGTGAATTATATAATTTGGATATATTGGATGGTAGCCCACCTTGTAGTTCTTTTTCAATGTCGGGTAGTAGGGAAAAAAAATGGGGAAAAAAGAAAAAATTCAGAGAGGGTCAGTTTGAGCAAATACTTGATGATTTATTTTTTCATTACATAGACCTTGTCAGAAAGTTGCAACCAAAAGTTGTTGTTGCTGAAAATGTAAAGGGTATTATTTTAGGGAACGCAAAAGGCTATGTTAAGCAAATAATAAATTTATTTAATGTTTCTGGTTATGATGTTCAGTTATTTTTATTAAATGGGGCATCAATGGGATTGCCACAAAAACGGGAAAGAGTTTTTTTTATATGTAAAAGAAAAGATTTAAATTTTCCTAAATTAAAATTAAGTTTCAATGAAAAAATTGTTACAGTTAAAGAAGCATTTGATTCAATTAATGATATAAATTACAAAGGTAAAGACCTTTCAAATTCTTCCATAGTTAAATATTATTATAAATGCAAACCTGGTGAAGCTTTTTCAAAATATCATCCAAAAAAATCTTTATTCAATCACAAAATTATACAAAAAAATGATTGCAGTTTTACAATTGCTGCTAACGCTCCACTGTGGCACTACGAATCACCAAGGAAGTTAAGTATATATGAAACATGTGTTTTGGGTTCATTTCCACTTGACTATAAATTTAAGAATAAAAATTTAGGAATTTATCAAATAGGAATGAGTGTACCACCTCTAATGATGCATAAAATATCAAAACAAATATATTTGCAATGGTTTAAGGGGGATAAAAATGCCAGCACCTAAAGGCAATCAGTATGCGAGGGGATGCAAAACAAACGGCGCTCCCACAAAGTACGAAAAAAAATATTGTAAAATGCTTACCGATCATATGACGAAAGGTCTTAGCTATGAATCTTTTGCAGGGTTGATTGGAGTAACTAGAGATTGCCTTTATAAGTGGGAAAAAAAACACAAAGATTTTTTATACTCTAAAAAAATTGGAAAAGAAAAAATGCTCTTAACTTTAGAAAAAATGGGCATTGCTGGAATTGCTGGAAAAATAAAAGGCTTTAATGCATCCACATGGATTTTCACAATGAAAAACAAAGCTGCGTGGACTGATAACATTCAAACAGATATTACTTCTAAAGGCGAATCCATAAAATTAAATTATAAACTTAAAGAGGAAGAGTAAATGGCAAAAAAACATGAAGTCGTCGACGTGCAAGAAAGTGTCGATGAAGTTGTTACTAGCAATGGTGAATTTCAAAGAGTTTTTTCTAACGAGAATCAAACGGTTATTTCTGACCTTTATTTATTGAAACCAACTGAAGGACTGCAAAACATTGCTTGGGACCCAAATTATCCTGATCTGCAAAAGTATGCGCATCAACACAATTTTAGAACTTATGACTCTAACTGTAGAGAAATGACAACATCATGCTCTATAGGCGGTCATTGCCACGAGGTTAAAATTGAGGTTGTCGATGGTAAGCCGATTGCTAAATGCTCGCCTCCCAGAATTAAGTACAAAAATAAAATGGTTGCGCCAAACAATTATGATAATCACACGCATGAAATAATTTACGTAAAATCGGAAAAACTCAAGAAAAGAAAGATGAATTCAGAAGCAGCTAAGTTTATGGCAGCTCATGATAACCCTCACAAGGGTAGATAATGTTTACAATAGATGAGTTAGATAAAAGATATTGTGCTATTGTTGATGTGGTCGCCAAAGACAAAGACGATATAAATAACTTTCTGAAAAACAACGAAAGAAAAAAACTTTTTCTTGAAAACTATCGGAAAGAAATTAAGAACATCGAAAAAAACCATGTGGTAGTGGGACCAAAACAAGAAGCTGACTTATTTAAAGACATGTGCGTACTCTTTATGCAAAACGCTTTGAATAAAAAAATTGAAGAAAATAGAAACTACATTTATGAGCATGAGAAAAAAGGTTATCACGAAAAAAAATTAGAGGACGTAATTGATTGACTCCTACTTTAACTACATTCGACCCGAACTTAATACCCTACCAAATGAGGGTTATAAACGACATTCGGGTTAATTTTGATTATGGTCTTGGCGTTCATGAAATATTACTCAGTGGTGCGGTAGGAAGCGCCAAATCAACTCTACTTGCCCATATTGCTGTCACTCATTGCCTGCTTTACCCAAAGGCAAGATTCCTGATAGGGCGGGAATCAATGCCACAACTCAAAGATACATTACTCAACATCATATTAGATCACATAGATCAAGACGTGGCATACGTTTTTAATAGAACAAGAGGACACGTAGAGTTTCCTAATGGCAGTAGAATAATTTGTTACTCATGGCATGATAAGAGATACAAAAAAGTTAGGTCATACGAACTAAGTGGCGCCGCCATTGAAGAACTAACAGAAAACGACGATCAAGAGTTCTATAAAGAAATTAAAATGAGGATAGGGCGAGCTTCGTGGGTGCCTGAAAGACTGCTAATATCTGCTACCAACCCGGATTCTCCAGCTCATTGGGCGTATGATTATTTCATTGCCAGCCAAAGCACCCTTAGGCACGTCTACTATTCTGTGACTGCAGAAAACCCATTTTTGCCAGCAAACTATGCCGAGGCGATCAAAGAGACACTTACCGAGCGTGAAGCTCAGCGTATGCTCTATGGTGAGTGGGTAGAGATCATGCAAGAAGTTGTCTATTATGCGTATGATCCAAGCCTGTCCTTGATTGAAGAGCATAAAGTTAATGAGTTCTTTCCTATTATCGTATCATTTGACTTCAATATTGGTATGGGTAAGCCCATGTCATGCGTTTTCTTGCAATATATTGATAATAAATTTATTTTCTATGATGAAATAGTGGTCCACGGTGCCAATACAAATGATATAATGGTTGAAGCTTTTCACAGAGGACTATTTGAGTATGACGTTCCATATATCATTCGTGGCGATGCTACTGGAAAAGCAAAAAGCACTAATTACAACAAGTCCGACTATGATGTAATTAATGATTTTCTAAGAACAGCTAGAAAAAAGAATCAGGAACCAATAGAGTACCAAATTGATGTCTCGGCAAGTAACCCGCCAGTCAGGAAAAGGCATCTTGTAGTTAACGGTTGTCTTAAAAACGCATTTGGTAAAACCAGAATTAATATTGTAAAATCTAAATGCAAAGTTTTGCAAAAAGGTTTTAGGCTGACAAAACTAAAAAAAGGCGGGAGCTATATAGAAGACGATTCAAACGAATATCAGCATATAACCACAGCAGCGGGATATGCTATTTGTCAGCAGATTAAAAATGAAGAGCGCGGAACAGGAATTAAGCGCAAAATTATATGAGGTCATAAATGAAAATAAAGCTAACTAATGAAGAACAAATACTCGATCCGTCATTTAGAAAGCACGTGATTATGGAAATCGAGTCAACCGAAAACGTTGCTCGCAAATATGAGATTAAAAAACGATATGACATAATGAAAGATCTCGTTAGGCCTTATGTAATCGAGAGACTTTCAAAAGAAATGGAGCAAGAAACTGTCGCCGAAATGATTCACAGGGCAGGTAATATTTCATTTGGTAAAAAGATTGTTGATAAAAAAGCAAGAGTTTACAAAGATTCGCCTGTAAGAACATCGGACATCGACAACCAGGACGCAGTTGATGCATATGAAAAGTTGACTAAAATCAACACTCAAATGAAAAAGACAAATCGAAACGTCGAAGCATACAAAAATACTTCTCTAATAATTCAACCCCATCAAAATTTTGGTAGTGATAAGTTTGAAATCAAATTAAGACCAATGGTCCCACATACATATGATGTCATTGAAAGCGCAAGTGATCCCGAGGAGCCAGCAGTTTACATTTTGTCATACTATGCAGATGAAAGGCATGGTCGAGACTACTTGGCGGGCAAGGGTTATCGTACAGCAGATTACGGCATGTTTAACGGCACTACTGGAGAGTATGAGTTTAGACAAGGAAACAACTTTGATGAAACTATAGCCGATTCTCCAAATGACAAGGGCGAAGAGGACGGGAAGCAGGTTAAATATTATATTTGGTGGACAAAAAATGTATTCTGGCTTACATGAAGATATTTTTGAGATTACATTGCGTACAACAGATATTGATAAATCGT